AAAGATATAAAAGATGGATTCTCTGCTACTTTTGGCTTTCAAAATAATATGTTCTATATATTTAGTGAGGATGGAGGAGCTATAAAGCCATTTGAATCTAAGCAATCTTATTCACCATTTAATATCTATACTTTAGTCAAGCATAATGGAGATTGGAATGCTGCTAAGGAGGCATTAAAAAAGAAGTTTAAGATGGTAGATGATGACTTTTGGTCCACTACTCAGAATGGAGCTTACAATCTTAACAACTTTAAGTTCAAAACTTTCTTAGATAACAATGATTTCTTTAAGCATTCCCCTGAGAAAAACGGCACATTTCAAATGATTAAGAAAGAGGGTATATTTTTAAATGAGGTATATGAGAAAGATGTTAAAGACTTTGTACTAGATTACATTACATCTAATGATAAGCCTGAGGGAGTTTATAACCTGATGAGTGGCAATCTTAAGTTCTTTAAAAGAGAATTTTTAGGGATATTGACTAGTAAGAATGTAAGCCTATTGAAAGATGACAAAGATAGTGCATATCTATTCTATACTAATTGCATAGTAAAGGTATCTAAAGATAAAAAAGAGGTGCTATCTTATGCTGATATGGATCTATCTATTTGGAGAGACCAGGTGATCAATAGAGACTTTAAGAAAACAGATCACCACAAGTCAGAATTTAGAACTTTCATATGGAATATAGCAGGTAAAGATAAAAGTAAGTACAAAGCATTTCAAACTGTAATCGGATACCTCCTGCACAGCTATAAGGATAGGAGTAATAACAAAGCTATTATCTTTAATGATGAGGCTATCTCTGATGTGCCTAATGGTAGAAGTGGAAAGGGATTGTTTTGGAATGCAATGGGACATCTTAAGAAAGTACAGAGCTTAGATGGTAAGCTGTTTGACTTTCAAAATAAATTCCCTTATCAAAATGTTTCTACTGATTGTCAGATATTAGTATTTGATGATGTTAAAAAGAAATTCAACTTTGAGAGCTTATTCAGTGTGATTACTGAGGGTATTACTATTGAATACAAAGGTAAGGATTCTATTAAACTAGATGTAACTAACAGCCCTAAGATTATCATCACTACCAACTACACTATCTCAGGCAATGGTGCATCTTTCAATGCTAGAAAGTATGAGGTGGAGATGGCTAAGACATTTAATGATAAGTTTACTCCTGTAGATCTATTTGGTCATGAGCTGTTCGTGGATTGGGATGATGACCAATGGGCAGCCTTTGACAATTACTGCCAGGAATGTATACAAATATATCTTAATATAGGTCTTATAGAGATGCCTACTATCAATCTAAACTTTAGAAAGATATTAGATGAGATTAGCAGTGAGATGTACTATTTCTTTGAGGATCTAAAAGAGGATACTTACTATTCAGTGAAAGAACAGTTATACGATTCATTCTGCAATGCATTCCCTGATAAAAAGAACTACATAACACAGAACAGCATCACAATTAACTTTAAAAAGTACTGCGAATACAAAGGATATATCTGCTCTACCAATAGGAATGGAGGCAGTACTAGATTATCATTTGTACAGGAGGTAAAAGAGCTAGATATATGGGATGAATTAACAATTAAAGCAATGAATATATGACAAAAGAAAACAAAACACTCCTAAAAGCCTTAGAGATTAACTACCTCACCCTAAAGCACCCCACCATGCCATACATTACAGCATCAGATTGGAATGATAACTCAGCCAATGCTCTGACTAAATGTATCATACACTTTCTAACTTATTCAGGCTTTCAAGCTGAGAGGATTAATACAATGGGAGTATATAGAGAGGGTAAAAAGATACAGGTAGGAGAGAATAGTAGACAGCTCAAAGGCACTTGGACTCCATCTACCTCTACAAAAGGCTCAGCTGATATATCTGCCACCATTAGAGGTAGATCAGTTAAGATTGAGGTGAAATATGGTAAGGATAAGCAGTCAGAAGTGCAGAAGAGGTATCAGGAATCAGTAGAAGCTGCAGGGGGTACATACTTTATTGCAAGAAATTTTGATGAATTTATGATATTTTATTTAAAATTTGTAGCAAACTTATGAGAGAATTTAATAAAATAGCTTATGATCAATATGATATGTCTTGTAAGATTGCTACTATTAAATTAATGGAATCTAGAGGCTATACTTTAATAGGTGATATTAATACAGAACATTATAAAAAATATGATGTAGCTTTTGAAAACAAATCAAGTAATATTATAAAAATAGAAAATGAATATCGTGGTCCATTTGATAAGATAAAAAAATACTATTCAACTATTCATATACCAATTAGAAAAAAAAATACAGAATGTGATTATTATTTTATATGGGGTAATGATTATAAAGATTTGGCTATAATAGACAAAGCAACTATAAAAAAATACAATAACACAATAATAAATCAAGTATGTGCTAATGGTAAATCTTATCAATTTACTGAAGATTTTATTGATATACCCAAAAATGAAGTAAAATTTTATACTTTTTTATTATAAAAGTATTGCAGATATGAATTAATTGATTATCTTTGTTGAAATAATTTAAATTTATACACATGGAAACAAAAACAAAAGCTGTAGTACCAGCACCTGTACTAACTCTGCACCAAAAGCTACACAAAGCTAAGCAGTCAATCGGCAAAGTAGCTAAGAATGCTACAAATCCTCACTTTAAAAAGTCTTACAGTGATATCAATGCAATCACTGAGGCAGTAGAGCCTATCTTATTAGAGAATGGTCTACTATTATTACAGCCTATTCAGGGCAATAGTGTATGCACTCAGATAATCTGTATAGATTCTAATGAGTCAATAGAGTCATGTATGGAACTACCTGCAGGACTTAATCCTCAGCAAGTAGGATCTGCTGTGACTTACTACCGTAGATATACTCTGAGCAGTATCTTATGCCTACAGTCAGTAGATGATGATGCTAATCTAGCAAGTGTACCTGTTAAGGCTGCTAAGCCTGGACTATCTAAGGAGAGATTTGAGGAGGCACTTGTGTCTATTCAAGATGGTAAGTTTACTATCCCTAAGCTAAGAGAGACCTTTGAGCTAACTGATTTACAGAATAAAGCAATCATGTTATTATGAAATGGCATCCATCTTCACTCGGAAAATTAATGACAGCATCTCGGACTAAGTCTGAGGTGCTATCTGAAACTACTAAGACCTATATCAGAGGTCTAGCTAAGCAAGATTTCTATGGTTATAATGTAGAGCTGAATAACAAGTATATTAATAAGGGTATAATGCAGGAGAATGATTCTATTGCTCTACTCAATACTGTATCATTCACTAGCATGGTGAAGAACACTGAAAGACTGAATAACGAATGGCTCACAGGAGAGGCTGATATAGTACTAGATGACCAAATCATAGACATAAAGACATCATGGTCCTTAGAAACGTTCCCTGCTACCTCAGAAGAGGGTATAAATAAAGATTATGAGTGGCAGCTTAGAGCTTACATGATGTTATATGATAAGAAATATGCTAGTTTAGTCTATTGCATGGTCTCTACTCATCCATCTCTACTGAATGAATGGGAAAATTTATCACTGCATCAGGTAGATCATATAGCTCCTGAAAAGAGAATCACTACTCTATCATTTGAGAGAGACCTGGAGCTTGAGGAGGAGATAAAGGTACGGTTGCATCACTGCACTGAGTACTATGTTAAGTATATTAATCAATTAAATAATAAATAACATGAGAGATAAATTCTATGAGGCTGCCATGATAGCAGCTATGCAAGCACTAATTCAAAACAATCCTGGCATTAGCTCTAAATTTGCAGCTAAGAAAGCTCAGGAGTATGCAGAACAGTTAGCACTACTGCAGTATGGTGAGTACAATCCTAATCCATTCCCTACTAAAGTATTATGACAGAAAAAACAATGGCAATTATCCTAGCTATAGTAGTCTATGGATTTGCACTGATTGGCGTATATAATTTAATAACAACAATAATATGAATGATTACAAAGTTAAAGGACTTATCAAAGTGATAGGTGATACCGTACAGGTGACTGAGAAGTTCTCTAAGAGAGAAGTAGTAATAACAGTAGAGGATGGTAAATTCCCTCAATACATCAGCTTGCAAGCTACAGGAGAGAGAACATACATACTAGACAGCTGTAAAGTAGGTGATGAGGTAGAAGCATCATTCAATCTGAGAGGTAGAGAATGGCAGGATAAGCATTTCAACTCACTAGAGTTATGGAAAATAGAAGTACTAGCTCCTGCAGCTGCAGTAGCTCCTGCTCATGTACCTGATAATCCTGCAGATGATCTCCCTTTCTAAGGGACAGAGCTTAAAAGACTTTATGATTGAAGAGACTAAGTCTAAGCTCACCCAAAGATATAAGCTCAGTCATTATGCTGAGGATATCGGAGTCTCTTACTGCTCCATTTGGAGATTCACTAATGGTAAGGCTGTCAATGAGCAGTTCTATCTCAAATGGTGGAAAAATTATCTAAAAAACTAATAACTTTTAGGCAGTCTTATGGCTGCCTTTGTTATTTTTGGCAGATGAATATACTAACCTACATTGCAGCATCATGGTTTATAGTAAACTTTGAGCCATTACAGCTACTGATTGACTCAATCTTTAGAAAAATTAAGTTTAGCAATCTATCATTATATCTACACTCATCTGCTACCTGTATTAAATGTGTATCTTTTTGGCTAACATTAATTTGTACCTGGTCTTTTGCTCAGGCAACTATTGTGGCACTTTTATCGTTTATACTACAGGAATGTTTACAGAAGCTGAGCAAGTAATAATAGAACAGGTATTCAGTCTACCTGAGAAAGAGCAATCCTATAAGATTAATCTAATAAAACTCAAGCCCATTAAGGTAAGAGTGACAGGTACTCCTGACAAAGAATGCTTTTGTGGTAGTGTGAGGAGAAAGATTTGGCTTAAGGATTTCAAGCAATGGTATGAGACCTATACTTGATAACTACATATCAGCTCACTATAAAGAGATAAGGAAATATACTAACTATTTTCTAGTAAGAATGAAGTCTACAATATCTGCTGATGCTGTAATAAATAACTCTTTTCTATATTTATGTAATATAGATATAGAGGTAACTGATCCCGGTAAGGTCAAAGCATATCTATTAAATACTATTAAGATGCAGATCCTATGGTCTACATCACTAACTAATAGGCAAGAGAGAGTGACAGCTACAGATAGTACTATGCCTATAGTGATGGATGATGATACGGATTTATACGATAAGATACGAGAAGATATGCAGTATCAGGATAACATGGCAGTGATAGAGACATATAGAGGGAAGATTACAGATAGAATTAAGCTGATAGTATTTCAGACTTATTTTGACAAAGGATACAGTACAGCTAGAGCAATGGCAGAATATTTTAAGATACCTGTTACATCTGCTCACTATTGGATACAAGAGATAAAAACCGATTTAAAAAACTTAAGAGATGAAAATTAAAGATGAATTTATAGGAGCTAAGATCTCCCACAAAGGTAACAGGATTACTTTAGATGCTAATAGATATGATTACTTTGTATCTATAGGATTAGGCTATATGTTTGAAGAGCCTACGGTATCTGAGCCTAAGGTAGTAAAGTATAAAGCAGTCAAAGGACCAATACCTACTCCTGTAGTAGATGAGCCTGCTGTAGAATCTGAGGAGGATGGCACAGAAGCAGAGTAGTGTATCGTTCTGCAGAAAGCCTAAGGTAAAGAGACCAGGTGTTCATGCTAAGAGTAAGACCTCTAAGCTGAAATCAAGTAAGAATTATAAGAAACTTTATACACGACAAGGATAATGGCAGGTAGACCGAGAACACTAGAATCCCCTGAGCAAATGATGGAGCTTTGGGCTATATATAAAAAGAAAGTTAAAGACAATCCTAGACATTCTTACAGCTTATCTAATAAGACAGGAGAGATAGTAGCTATACCTTTAGAAGTACCTTTGACATTAGATGGATTTGAGGTATGGGCATTTAAAGAGTATGGTGATATTCATAACTATTTTGATAATGCTGGAGATAGATATTCAGAATATAAGGTCGTCTGTACGCATATAAGGAGAGAGATTCGTCAGGACCAAATTAATGGTGGCATGGTAGGTCAATACAATCCATCCATCACTCAGAGACTAAACAACCTAACTGAGAAATCAGACATCACTACCAATGGTAAGGACATCTCTGAAATCAAAGTTAATATCATCACTAGTGCAAAGGATTGAAATGATGTGTCAAGCTGTTGAGGCTTACATCTATTCTAAGAAAGGAGTAGCTATAAAGATAAACAGGATAGCAATTATCAGTGATGCTAGGCAGATGGAGATGCTAGCCTATGCTTATGCTTATGCCAATGGAGATAGATAGTACAGTTATATTCCAAAAGAACTATGCAGCTCTCACTGATCCTGCACTAAGATTCATTATCAATGAGGGAGGCAGTAGAAGCTCTAAGACCTACAGCCTTTGTCAGATGCTAATAGTCTACTGCTATCAGAATAAGAATAAGGTAGTGTCAATCATTCGTAAGACATTCCCTGCACTGAGAGCTACAGTGATGAGGGACTTTCTAGAGATCATGAAGAGCATGGATATCTATGAGGTGACCAATCATAACAAGTCAGAGCATATCTACTCATTCCCTAATGGATCTATAGTAGAGTTCTTTAGTGTAGATGACGAGCAGAAGATAAGAGGTAGGAAGAGAGATGTGGCATGGTGTAATGAGGCTAATGAGTTATTCTATGATGACTTTACTCAGCTGAACATGAGAACAGAAGACAAACTAATCTTTGACTACAATCCATCTGAGTCATCCTCCTGGCTCTATGACCTACCAACTGAGGAGAGCATCCTAATCAAGTCTACCTACCGAGACAATCCATTCCTACCTGATAGCATTAAAAAGCAGATAGAGGACTTGAAGAGAACTGATGAGGCAATGTATCAGATATATGCTCTAGGTGAGAAAGCTATCTCTAAGAGTAACATCTATTCTAATTGGACATTCATAGCTCATAGACCAACTAAGTTCGTTAAGTATGTCTATGGCTTAGACTTTGGATACAATCACCCCACAGCTCTAGTCAGAGTCTACTACTGTGACAATGATATCTTCATTGAGAAGATTATCTATGAGAGCTACCTCACCACTACTCAGCTCATAGAGAAGATGGATGCACTGAATGTAGATAAGCATATAGAGATAATGGCAGACTACTCAAGACCTGAGATAATAGCAGAGATGAATACTGCAGGGTATGATGTGCATAATGCGAATAAGGTAGTAAAGAAAGGCATAGATAACATTAAGACCTTTGGAGTATTTTGTCAGGAGGATAAGCAGATAATGAAAGAGTATGAGAATTATAAGTGGAAAAAAATAGGTGATCAGATTATGGATGAGCCTGTCAAATTATATGACGATGCTATGGATGCTATCCGATATGCTACTACCTACATCAGGCAGGAGTATTACACCGATGACTCATACTATGCGTTCTAAACAAAAACCTATCTTAATATAATATAGTTATGAGTAATGATGCACTAAAAGAAATAGCAGATAATCTAGGAGTAAGCACCATTAATGGTAGCTATCTCAATGGCATAGCTCAATACTATGGAGTGGACCTAGCTACCTCTACTGATATAATGAAAGATTTACTAACTGCAGTAGGAGGTGATCCTGCTACATCTACTGACTATCTAGAGGATGTAGTGATAGAGTTAGGTCAAGATACTACAGTCAATGCAAATTGGATAGATGGATGGGTACTAACTACTACAGGTCCTAGCTTTAGTGATGACAGAATCACTGAGAATGGAGATAGCAGATTCACTGAGGATAGCTTGAATGAAAGGGTAACAGAATAATTAAATATAAATAATGGCAAATAAAAAGATTAGTCAATTAACAGCAAAGGGTACAGCATTAGCAGCTACTGACTTAGTAGAAATTGCTGAAGATAATGGAGTAGGTGGCTATGTAACAAAGTCAGTGACAGGTGCAAACATAGTGAGTGGTTTACAACCTACTCTAGTAAGTGGTACTGATATTGTAACGATTAATAGTACTAGTTTATTAGGCAGTGGTGACTTAGCATTACAAACTCCATTAGTAAGTGGTACTGATATTGTAAGTATTAATAGTGCATCATTATTAGGCAGTGGTAATATAAACCTACAAACTCCATTAGTAAGTGGTACAGACATCAAGACAGTTAATAGTACTAGTTTATTAGGTAGTGGTAATGTAGCAGTACAAGCTACCCTAGTAAGTGGCACTAACATAAAGACTATTAATAGTACTACGCTACTTGGCAGTGGTGATTTGGTGATAGGTAGTGGAGTACATATATTAACTAAGCCTGTATCAGGTAGGACATATAGTGTTCGTACAGATTCTAGTTCAGCTTCTAGTAGTGCAGTATCAGCAGCAAATACTATTTATTTATCTCCCTTTGTCCCTGCAAATTCATTAACAATTTCTAATCTTCAAATTAATGTAGTATCACTTGCTGTAGGAGCTAGTGCAAGAATACTTGTATATTCTGATTCAAATGGCGTGCCTACTACTAAATTAATAGAAAGTACAACTTTGGATTGTAGTACATCAGGAGCTAAAACATATACTACATCTTATACATTTACAGCAGGTACTACTTATTGGTTAGGTGTTTATACAAATAATGCATCTTTTCAAATGTCTACAATATCTTTGGCGAATACTATACCAATATCTACTAATGCTTTCTCATCTGCTTATACTAGTGTGACTGCAGCTGCAACTTTTGCTAGTGCACCAACTACACTTGGGACAGCTACTTTAGCTACAGGGAGTATGTATGTAATAAATTTAACAGCAGCATAATATGGCACAAATAAGAAATGAAATTTATGACGAAACAGGACTTGTAAGAGTTGAGTTTATTGAAGTAGAAGGACCTACTCAAGAGGAACTGATTGCTCAAAAAGAGGCTCAGCTCGTTGCTTTGTATGAAGAGTTAAAGTCTCTTAAAAAATCATAGATGCCTAGCACTACAATCATAGCACAGCCTCAGGTACTGATGCCTGCTTACAATCCTATTAAGTATATCATAGATAATACTAATAAGAATGAGCCTGGCTTTAGATATATCTTCACCATCTTTCCTAATAACTCTAATACTCAGATAGCTCAGTATAGAGTACTACCTGCATATAGTACAGGTTATGGTGAGCAGGATATCTCTAGACTGATGCAGTCATTAGTGACATGGAACTTTGCATCAGGGCAAGTCAATGAGTCATGGTATCAGTATAAGATTAGACTAGGGTATGAGTATATAGATAATATAGACTACTACTCAGCTCTGACAATAGATGGACTAAATACTAACATCGCTTATACAGCTCATGGCTTTCAAGTAGGAGATCAGGTACTGATTGTACAGGCAGATGGTGGAGTAGCTAATCCTGCACTTGAGGGATTGCATACTGTAATATATGCTGCTGCTAATGACTTTACTGTCAATGTACTTTGGACTACTATTGGTGATCCTGATATTAATGGTAATGTAAGCTATGCTGATCAGAGAAAGACTCAGGTATTAGATGATGAGATTATAGAGGACCAGGAGGTATTTAATGGAGCTTATAGCTTAGGTATCTATGCTCAAGGATCATTCCCATCTGCAGATTATTTAGCTACTGCTATCCCTGCCTATGCACTAACATCATTGACTAATCTTAGTACCTCATCTACTGCAGCATCTATCACAGATAATATCTTCTATCTAATGTGTAGGGTATATAGTACAGAAACTTATACTCTTACCTATTATGATATGAATAATAATCCATTAGGAGTAGATGGTGCTTATAATCCTGCAGATGGTTTATATAATTTCCCTATAGATACATCTGCCTATTCTATTACTGAGGATTTCTATATAGAGCTTGCTAACTCTGCTGCTAAATTTTACTACTACTTTAGCTATGATAGTAGATGTGCTATCAATGAGGATATACTATACTACTTAGATAGGATGGGGTCATGGCAATCATTTAACTTTCAGCTTAAGACCTATGAGAAAGGGCAGATAAGTAGAGAGATGTATAATCAGCATGTAGATGGACAGGTAGTAAGTAATGAATGGGTGTATAGCTCTGATGCTATAGGTAGCAGAACATATAATACTAATGTATCTAATACCTTAGATTTGAATACTAATTGGATGGACCAATACAATGCTAATAGATTTCAAGAGCTACTGACATCACCTCAAGTATTCTATTACAATGGTACTGACTATAGAGCTTGCACTATAGATGCTACATCTTTTGAGAACTTTAGACAGCGAAATAAGAATCTAATTAAGCAATCAGTAACTATTAAGCTAGCTCTTAATACTCCTATCAATGGTTAGGATACAACTTAGCACAGGATACCTAGATGTCAAAGAGGGTACATCATTCCCTCTAAACTTTAGTGTAGGAGATATCAGAGATATATCTAAGAGGACAGGTAACTTTAGTAAGACCATTACTCTAGTAGGTAATAACAATAACAATACTTTGCTCAATCACTACTATGATGTAAACATTCAAGCTGGCACTTTTAATATTAATCAGCTCACTAGCTGTGATGTTATTCAGGATGGTATCCCTGTTATGACTAATGCTACTCTTCAGCTCACTAACATAAAGAAGTCACAAGTGACAGGAGCTTATGAGCAGATGGTAGAGTATGAGGTATTGATTAAGGAGGATAGAGGTACATTCTTTACTGACATCTCTAATAAGTATCTGACTGATATAGATTTCTCAGACTTAGACCACTATATAGATCCTGCAGAAGTAATCAATAGCTTTGACCATACAGTGAATAATGGCTATAAGTATGTGATGCCATTTAACATAGACAATCAATATCAGTTTAATTGGTTTAAGCCTGCTATCTATGCTAAGACTTACTTTGATAGAATCTTTGCTACATCAGGATATAGTTATGATTGGGCAGGATTAGAAGATGCGAACTTTGATAAGCTACTGATACCATACAATGGTGATCAGAATATAGTGGATTGGAATGATGCTAAGGTAGTGGCAGAAAATAGTGGATTTAGTTTTACTAAAACATATACAAGCACAACACAAACAGACTTTATTACTCCTATCAATACAGGATGGACTGAAGTATCAGATCCTAGCAACTTATTTAATCCTACCAATGGACAGTACACTACTCCTCAATGGGTAGGATTAGGCTCAGGTGAATCTTATGTATATACTGCAACTATAACAGGTACTGTACAGCTAGAAAATACTACCGCAAATAATTTATATTTTTTTAATTCAGGACTATACACTTATTTTCCATTTTTTAGAGTAAAAGTAGGTACTCAATTAAATACTATTTGTTATTCTGCAAATGGATTACAAGTAAATTTCACATCAGCCTCACCATTACTTGCTAATAGTTTTAGTAGCACATATACCTTTACTGAAGTATTTACATTTAATGCTACTACTGATGGTATAGTAGGGATAGATGTAGGAGCTATACAGATAATGATGGCAGGGGTACATATTGTTCCTTCAAATAATAATATTACATGGACTGATGGAACATTTAATCTTGCTAATGTAGCTCCTAGCATTATCCTAGATCTTACATCCATAGACCTCACCATCCGACCATCTGATAACATCCCATTGAACAGTGGTATCACTACCATGAACAGCTTTATCCCTGATAAGATTAAGCAGTCAGATTTTATTAAGAGTGTATTTATGATGTATAATCTATATGCTACTCCTGATATTGAGAATGAGAATAACCTAATCCTAATCGCTAGAGATGAGTACTATGATTCAGGTAAGGCAGTAGATTGGACCAACCTACTAATGAAAGACAAAGAGCAGTCTATAATCTTTATCCCTGAACTTAACAATAAGAAACTAAGACTAAGCTATAAGGCAGATACTGACTCACCTAATACAGTCTATACTGATGTCACTAGAGAAATCTATGGACAGGTAGAGGTAACCTTTGAGAATGAGTATGTAAAGGAGATAGATGTCAAAGAGCTTATCTTCTCACCTACTCCTGTACAGCCTACAACATTTGGTGCATTCCTACCATTACTAAATGGTGCAGCACCTAAGACTAATATAAGAATCTTATTTGACAATGGGCAGGTGACTGCTAGTGATGTAGTGATACATCATGGGTATAATGATACAACTCATACAAATGGACTCTATCCCTACCTCTCTCACTTTGGAGGAGCTGATCCATTCAATCCTACCTTTGATATTAACTTTGCACCCTGTCAATACTACTATTATCAGGTAGCTCAGAACACTAATAACAATCTTTACAATTCATATTGGAGGAGAACAGTAGCACAGATAAATGGAGGTAAGCTATTGACTGCCTACTTTTATCTAAGAGAGACTGACATCCAATACATGGAGCTGAATGATAAGATAAGGATAGACAATTCATGGTGGAGTATTAATAAGATTATAGATTATAATGCTAATGACTCAGTACCTACCAAAGTAGAGCTGATTAGTTTAGAGACAGAGATAGATTTACCTCCATTCTTTAATCCAGGAGATACTCCTGTAGGACCAGGTAATGGTACTCAGATTAATAGTATTATGAATACTTATAGAAGTACTACTAATGTCACTACTAACAACAATGACTCTATAATCATAGGCTCAGGTAATGTAGTAGGTGATGGACTTAGAGCTTTAGTAGTAGGAGATGGTCTAAGTATAGAGACTGATGGCATAGCTACTACTAATCTTACAGTGACTAACACTCTCAATGGTAGAGCAGTCAGTGACATCCTACCTACCTACACTAAGTACATAGCTTTGATTAGTCAGACTAGCACCTCAGCACCTACAGTAATAGAGCTAGAGAATACAATAGGTCCAATAGTATGGACTAGGAAAGCTACAGGGGAATATAGTGGTACACTATCAGGTGCATTCACTGCTAATAAGACTTATGCTACGATTAGTCAATCACTAGCTAATAGTATAGTACTGATAACTACAACTGCTAATGATATTAATATTATTACTACCAACCTACAAAACCCAACTGCATCTAAACATGATTCACACTTAAGTAAAAACACCCTAGAAATCAGAGTATATGAATGAAGTAGTAATACCCCTTAAGATACAGGGCATAGCTCAGATGAAAGCTGAGTTAAGAGAATTAAAAGGTGAGTTAGCTAATGCTACTGATCCTGCACAAATGGCTGCACTTGCTCAACAGGCAGGTGTACTCACTGATAAGATTAAGGATACTAATGAGGCAGTTAAAGTATTTGCATCAGGCTCTAAGTTTGAACAGGTAAGCAATGGACTAGGAGGGATACAAAGCTCATTGATGAGCCTGGACTTTGAAGAGGCAGCAGAGAAGTCTAAGGTATTTGCTACAGCATTAGGTAGTATAAGTAAGGCTGACATAGCTAAGTCAATAGGTGGTATTACTAGTATGATAGGTACACTATCAAAAGCATTTATAAAACTAGGAGTAACTATCTTAATGAATCCTATATTTTTAATAGTAGCTGCAGTAGTAGCCATTATAGCTGTAGTAGCTTTAGTACTCAAATCCTTTGGAGTCTTAGATGATGTAATGAATGCAATGATGATGCCTATCAATGCTGTTATTAATGGCTTTAAAGCACTTACAGATTGGCTAGGTATATCATCTCATGCTGCTGATGACAATGCAGAAAAAGTAAAAGCAGCTAATGAGAAAGCTGCAGCATCTTATGAGAGAACACAAAATACTGCTATTCAATCTATAGATAGACAAATCAATGAGGCTAAGTCTTTAGGTAAAAGTACTTTTGATTTAGAATTAAAAAAAACATATATTGTACAATTTTATGCTAAGCAAAGACAAGAGGGTCTCAGACAAGAGTTAGCTGCTCAATATGCTAGAGGAGCTAATGCTAGTAAAGCTGAAATCCAGGCACTAAAAGATAAGCTAGAGGTAGAGAATCAATTAATACTAAACGCTGTATCTAGTAGGAAAGTCATGTATAATACTCAGTACATGGATGGCTTAAAGAAAGACAAAAAAAGTGATGTAAAAATTGAAGAGCCTAAGCCATTTAAAGCACCTAAGTTTAAAGAGCCTAAGCCTGTTAAGCAAAAAGATACAGGAGGAGAAGAGATACAGAAAGAAATTGACAAAGCTAGACAGGCTAATCTAGATGCTACACTAGATGCTATCACTGTAGAGAAAAATGCTGTAGAGGCAAAGTATGCTGAGCTAATAGCTAAGGCTGTAAAGTATAAGAAAGATACTAGTGAGCTTGAGATATTGAGAATGAATGAGATTAATAATATTAATCTAAAAGATGCTGAGGCTAAGCAGAAAGTTATAGATGAGGCTAAGGAGAAAGCTAAAGAAGATGCTGCAGCTGCTATTAAATTAGAGGATGAGAAGTACTTAGAGATTCAGAGACTTACTGCAGCTAATGAGCAGGATAAAGTTAAGCAGTTAGCACTTAATGCAGATTATGAGATATCAGTATTACAGGCTGCCTATGATGAGAAAGTAGCTAACTTAAAAGAGGGTGATGCATTACTAATACAACTTACTAAAGAATTATCTATTAGCACTGCACAAATTACTAAAGAGGCTAAAGATAAAGAAGTAGCTATTGTCAAAGAGGCAGAGGAGAAAAAAAGAGCAGAGCAGTTAAAGACTGCAGATGCAGCTCTAGATTATGCAACTCAATCTCTTTCAGCTATTGAGGGTATCACCAACCTGGCTATGGAGAATAAACTTAAGAAAGTTAAGAAAGGTAGTAAAGAGGAGGAGGCACTACTTAGAAAACAATTCCAACTTAATAAGTCTATGCAGTTAGCAGGTGCAATAGTAGATGCAGGTAAAGCAATTACAGCATCCCTAGCATCCTCACCTATTGCTATAGGTCCTGTACCTAATCCTGCAGGTATAGCATCACTAGCATTCGCTGCAGTTACCTCAGCTACTAACATAGCTAAGATAGCATCTACTACATTTACATCAGGTACAGCTCCTAGCACTAATACTCCTCCACCATCTACTACAGCAGTAGCACCATCAGGAGGACCTAACTTATTTGGTCAAGCTAATACAGGTAGTCAAGTGAATGCTGGAGGTGGCACAAATAACATAACAGTGACAGCAGTAGTATCTGAGACTGAGATAACAGCATCACAGAATCATATTAATAACATACAAAATAATTCAGTATTATGATAAGCTATCAATCCATAGTAGATAAGATTGTCACATTTTATGACAATCACCTGCAAGTTAAAAAGGTAGGCTCAGACTTTAAAGAGCAAATGGTGAACTTTGCTACTAAGGATGAGAAGTATCCACTAGTATATGTAGTACCTACAGGAGTTACTCCTTATCAGAATGTCTCTATCTTTAATTTAGAGATATATTGCTTTGATATTATTCAGATGGATAGAGCTAACATCACTACTATCTTATCAGATACTCAGCAGATACTCCAGGATCTATATCTAGAATTTACATTCTCAGATGACTATGACTTTGATATAGATGGACAGCCTATCTTTATACCATTGAATAATGATCTATTAGACTATGCTGCAGGGTGGCAGATGAATTTATCAGTAGTGATTCCATCATGGACCAACTGTC